TCATCAGGCGTTGACCCCGTAGGAATATCAGTAGCAATCAACTCCAAAGGCGTAGTAGTTCGATTCGGTCGCGTTCTTATTATGCTTGCTGCATTAATTCGCTCCGTGTCAATCGTTAACGTTTTAAACGCTGGCTGATAATATAAATTAGGTTTGGCTGCCCACTGTGGCCGCGCTGGCAATGTGCCAAGCTGTTGCCTGTGGCTGTAAGTGCCAGTGCCTTGATAGCTTAATGTATAATTGTAGCGCCGGTATGGAATAGTAGAACTGCTATAAGCTGCGACATCAGTAAGCCAATAGCCGCCATTTGCGTGCATAAATCGCACGTTGAAAATCTCGCAAACCTGCTCTATAGCTTCCTTGCAGGTAACCATATTTAAATCATAATACCAGTTTGCAGCCAGGTCTATAGCCTTGACATCTTGAAACGGATCGTAGTCGTCCAAAAATGTATTGATATTAACGCGCAACATGTCCACTCCTTTACGCGTGGCATCTGCTGCATACATGCTTTGAGCATCAAAAAAATAGTAATCCGTTTTGCCTAAATACGGCCAATAATCGTGAAGCTCTAATTCTTGTAAGCACTCGCGAAATAATACGTTAAGCTGTATGTATCCATCGGTAAACCATGAATTTTTAACGTTATAACCGTCTAACAATTCCAACCCATCAACAGCAGTTAATTCTATTACAGGCTTGCCGTCTATGCTTTCCCGCAATCTGTTTAACTGATCTGCTAAAACTCGACCAACAAACCATAAATCAGAACCACGCCATATTACCATAGTCCAGTAATTCTCAGCCTCCGTTTGAATTGCTACAAACGCATCAAGCACTGTGCTATTAGGTATTATCCAACGCGCTGTTACTCTGCTTGACATAACCCTATTTTCGTGCCACTTGCTGCCTTCGCCGTCGCGATCAAGTGTGAACCCTTCGCCCGCTAATTTTAACTCAGTCCCCGCCGTTGCGCTACCTGTAGGTGCGTCGTGTATCTCTACCTTCCAATTGGTATTATTGAAGCTCTTAAATGTTCCGTAGTATTTGCGTGCCATTATCCGCGTGAGTAATCGTTATTGTATCTATTTAAAACTATAGCCAAATCTCGGCCGCTTATGTGCGTGCTTGCAATATAGCCGCTGTCATTCCCTGCGCCGCCTATCATATCCTTTAATTTGTCAAGCGGTGCAATTACTTCCGGATTACTACGCGCTCCAGGATATTCCCCCATTAAGCCCAATGTAGGCCCGTAAACAATACCGCCATCAGCAAAAGCTGTGAACTCTGGGCCTTTCTTTAACTGCGCCGTAATTACCGCAGATCCTGCAACCAATGCAACACCCGCTGCCGCTGCCGCTATTGGGTTGGCTAATATTAATTTTTGGAAAGCGTCCGAAGCTATGGCCGTGGTAATTAACGCCGCACCAAATGCCTTCATGAAATCTGCGACAGCCTTTAAGGCAACGTTTCCAAAGTTTCTAAATGCACCTTGTTCGCCTGCTATCATGCCGCCAATTGCTTCACCGATTGCGGTTAACGTGCTTTCAATTAGCTGCTCAAATGCCGCGTCTATTGTGTCGCGCATCTGTACTAAATCCTTAATAAAACTACTGTATTCGGTCTGTACGTCGATTTTTAATTGGATTGGTTTTTTGTTTATATCCTTAGCAACTTCATCCATAGAGTTGCTTAACTTCAAACCTGCTCCCTTTAAATCCTCAACTTTTACCGGCTCAGCTTTAAATTTTTTACCAAATGAATCACTATAATTTTGCGCGGCTTTAAAACCAAATTGATTATATATACCCGTATAATTTTCAAGTGCTTTAGCAATTATTTCTTTTTGCTTTTCTGCAGCCTGCTTTGCCAAATCTTCGCGCTTTTTATTGGCTGCAACAATGTTCTCAGTTATCAAATCCTCCTTACGCTTTTCAAGCGTCATGATGTAGTTTGATATTTCAGTATATTTCGCGCTATATTTTTCTTCTTCCGCAAGCTGCGCCTTCCTGCCTTTTATTGCAGCTTCAACGGCTTTCAATTCAGCGTCACGCAATTGCTGATCGGTTAACCCTTTGCGCTTCGCGTTACTGATTGCTTTATTTATTACTTCGTCATCAAATCCGCGAATAAGCTGCGCGGTTTCCTTAGCCTTTTCCTGTTGTACTTTATAAAAATCTTCGGTGTCTTTTTTTGCTTTCTGCGTTTTTCTTCCAACCTCGGCAAACGCCATGGCTATTCCAGATATTACAGCAATTGCTGCTACAAATCCAGTCGCCACCAACGCCGCAGAATATGCACGCGCTGCGACAGTTGCCTGTCCCATTACATACGCTTCTATTTTTCTTATTGCTGTAGTCGCTCCAATAGCAACGGCGCTCTCGGATTGCAATGCATTCTGTATTGCCGTCAATCCGTTTAGCATTGTCATTATGCCCTGAAGCTTAACCATGGTTTTCTGCACGTCTTCATTTTCAACACCTACCGCCGCCATTGCTCCCTCAACAACTCCAAATGCCCCGGCTACCGCATTGGCTCCACCTATTACAGCGTCAAGCTGCCGCGTATCGCTTGCAAAATATCCAATCTCTGCGCGCGTGTCGCCGATTTCGTCTTGCATTCTACCAGCTTCGCGGATAAATTCGTCCGCCATTTCGGCAAATGCTGGTCCCATTGCACGGGCTTCCATTGCCATGGTTTGCAACTGACGAACTACGCGAGCGGTTGGCTTTGCACTTGCTAACGCTTGCAGCCTATCCTGTATATCCTTAGCAGCTTTGGCAACGCTTGCGCTCATGCCGTCGCCGCTTTCCTGTACTAATTTAACGGCTTTGTTAAAATTAGTTTCAAGTTCCTTTATGTTTGCCCCAATGACAACGTTTAACCTACTCATAATATTATTTTATCTCCATCTTCCTGAAGTAAAAACGCGCCGTCTTCTAACAATAAATAGTTTATTTGTATTACTCCAATTTCGCGCGTGTAGTTAATTATATAATCCTGCGTAATTTGATAAACACCAGCAAACGCTGACTCGTCATCTGTTAGCTCGTTCTGCGCGTCAAACTCTATTGTTTGAACGCTAACGCTGTTAAACTCACCCGGCAACGTTACAACCTCAAAAGCAGTTCGTACCGCGTCAGCAGTTTCTGCAGCGCTCTGGTATGTAGTGCCAAATATAGAAACCTGAACACGCGCCCAATCTGTGCGGCTATGTCCTGACTTTGTCGGGGTTGGAACGATGCTAATTAAGTTATAACTTATTGCAGGGAAGGCGCTTCCCTCCGGTATTCGCAGCGGATTAATGCGCGAGCTTACCAATGTAGTAAGCGCGGCGTTGCTGCTCATTATATTATAGGCGACTTTTACGGCGTTCATGCTGAAGCGATTGGCGTTAGTTTTTCAAAGATAGTTTTATATTTATCTACTTTCTCGGTTATTGTTAACGTGTCACGCTCCCAACTAAATCTAATTAATTTCAACGGATCTACGGGGTGCTTGCTATGCGGCGACAACATAACCGCCGTTTGCCAACGCACGCGCTCCCATTCGTTGCGATATTGCGCCTGCTGCGATTGTCTTAATCCATGTAATCTAATCCGAAAATAACGCGGCGTGCATCGTTTAAAATCGTTTTCCAGCATGCACATTTCACCAAATGCAATGCGCTCAATAAGCTGCCAAGTTAGCGGCGCGCCTTCACTCTTGGCCGTTACTTTCCCCCTGCTTCATCGGATTTAAAAAACTCCGTAACTGATGCTCCAAAGGCTTCCATTGCTGGAAGTATCTCTTTAAAATTAGAAACCTTGCGCCCAAGGTCTGCAATTAAAATAAACGGCCGAGGCTTGCCTGCAATCTCAGCGGCTTCATTAATACCATGATAAGCGCACAATAACCCAAAATCTAACTGCTTGGCTATGTCGCCACCGCCTTGCAAATCTGCAAAAGTTTCCATCCCAGCGTCTAACATAACCGATTTAATTGAGTTCATGTTAAACACCATGTCAAAAGTTTCATTACCGAATTTAATTTTCATACTACAAATATAACAACAAAAGCCCCACATATAGCGGGGCTATTCATTATGAAAACCAACCAATGGTAATTTATTAGATTGTGCCTACAGTCAACGCACCAGTCCCTTGAATGGTTGCGGTGAATGTTGCCTTGTCGTTGTTAGGAGCTGACAAATTTAAGTTACTAAAAAATGCAGCACCGCTCAATTTCATGTCCCCGCTTACGTTGCTGGTCATTACAATAGTAACAGAAGTACCAGCGGTAAGGTCGGTTATTACATCTTTCCAAGACAACGCGCCAGCACCTACGCTGCCGTCCTCTTCAAAAATGCCTTCAATAGACATAGTATAACCTTTTTCGCCGGTAATAAATTCCTTCCAACCTGCGCTGTCTTTGTTTGTTACGTCGATCATGTCGGCCGTAATATCGAAGCTGTTGGAAGTAGCGTTAGCGATTTTTGTAAGTGTGCCGCTAATATCTTTATATATTGCGATCAGCGTGCCGTTTACTGGTCCTGTAGTTGCCATTTTATTCTAAATTATATTTTTTTGCTAATTTACTTACGATTTTTGAAACGCCGTTAAATATGCCGTTAACAATCGACTGCTTATTTTTATCCAACGCTGGGCGCATAAATGGGCGCGGCTCAATCGTTCCGGTATAACGCCCGTTTTTTTGTATTCTAGGAGCCGTTCCAAATTCGTACATTACGCCCAAATAATGGTTGTAGTAATTGCGGCGCGTGCCTATTAACACCGAGCTTTTAAATTTATCGTCTTTAGAGGTAATAAAACCAATTGATTCGCGTAGGTCGCCACTATCTGCAGGAACCAATGACTTTGCCGTGGCTATAACTTTACGGCCTTCGCCTCTCATTACGTCCTGTAATTCTTTGCCTTCAATACTTGCACCTACAGCCCGAAGTGCTTTTATTGTATCCTCAATGCCAGTAACTTTATTCACTTTGTCAACTCGGTTTGAAGCTTCAAATACATTCGGCGCTGCAAATCTTGAATATTTATAATATTAAAATATTGCCCGCCCCACTCTATGCGATGGTAAACGCTCACGCTGCTATTGTAGCGAATTGTAAAATCTACCGTCTGCTTATGCTCGCGCCTATCGCCGTTGACTTGCTCAATGCCTGCAGGTGCTTCAACAACTTGCGCCCACTCCGTAGCATATTGCGCCCACGTTTGTAGCTTTTCGCCTGTAGCGCTATCCGTCGTTGTAGTGTACGACTGCAAACTTATAAGTTCATCAAACTTGCCCGCGTTCATATGAAGTAATTTGCCTTATAAGGATCAAGTAAATAATGTAATCCGAAATCCATAGTAGATTGAATTGTACCCACCACAATAGAAGCGCGGTTATCATAATACTGCCCCACCAATAACAATGCGGCAAACTTTACCGATTGCGGCATAATTGCAGATTCGTCCACACCTGTAGCGCTTGGCGGCTCAAATCCTTCTGTAACGGTTACCAAATATTTGGTAGTGTCGTCGGTCGTGCTGCTTGGCGCATCCGTTATAAATAAGGTACGGCCGTAGCTGCCCAATGGCTGAGGCGATACAATATAATCATTAAACGCCTGCGCAGTATTGTTATCGTCCACATATTGTACGTTGGTTAAACCTAAACCTCTCCCGGGTATTCTCAGCAAATTACCTATCGGCTGCTCAGTTCCGTTAACTGGATTCATAATTGCAGGCTGCCCCACCAAGTTATCAAACCCATATTGAACCGATGCTTTACGCACCGAATAACCAAGGTACTGGCTGCACGCATCAACAGCCATCATAATTAAATTACTTATATATGTATCGTCGCTGCTTGACGTTACGCGCAAATGTTGTTTAGCTTCGGTTAACGAAACGTAATCAGTAGCCGCGTTGCTATAGGATATTATGCGTTTTCCGGTTATCATTAGTCGCCCTCTTCGGGATTAATTGGCTTTACTTTTTTTGCCTTAGTTTCTTCAACAGCCACAGCGTCACCTGCTTCTATTAAAAGCTCGGCCTGCTTGGTTTCTAATTCAACAACTTCGCCGACATTGTAGGATAAATTCCATTTGCCGGTCGGATTAGTCAAAAATTTCACTTTCATAATTAGCCGATGCTGGCAGACTTAACCACCAGCACCGCACGCGGATAACGGCCGCGCCACGTTATTATTACGCTACAATGTCCTTACAAACTGCAAACGCTGCAGGCTGTAACAAGTTGCAATCCATGTAAGCGTTTAATACAACGTTGGTTAAACCAGCAGTTGCACCGCTATAAGGATCTACAGTTAACTCCATACCACCCCATGAAGCTAAAGCCATTTTAGAGAAATCTCCGAAAATAGCAGCGCTCAAAGTAGAGGAAGTACCTTTAGAAAGGTTAGAAGGAACCAAAGTCGAAGTAGCTACAGGGTACCCGTTCAATTCAGAACCACCAGCAGGCCAAATGAAATTACCTTCAACGCCAGAAGATTGACGTGGAGTAGTTTGCAACTTAGCTTTAACCAAAGGATTAGTTAAGTAAGCAACACCTTCGCCGTTTGCGTTTTCAACTGCCTTCATTAGGTTAACAACGTCAGCCCAAACTGGAGCAGC